TGGCACTCCCAAAAACTTCCGTGAATTTTTTTTAATACAGTCCATTGACCATATTTTTCGCCTGTTAATTCAAGAACTGCTGGCCCACCCTTTTTTCTTGGCATAAAAAATCCCCCTCAAGTTTTTAATCTTGAGAGGGATTCTAATAGGATAAATCAATAAGGTCAAGCTAAATAACTTGTCCTCAGGTGATTTGGCCTTGCATCTTCGGACGATCCACATACACAAGCACCGACGAAACACCTGCCGAGATAGTAGCAGCGTTTGCGGTACGTGCGCCGAGGATTTGTCCACCAGCCGAGGTCAGCACCTTAAAGCGGCCAGCGGTTCCCGATGCGTAGATGACAGAGCCTGGGCTAACTGCAACCGCCGTTTTAAGTACGGTAGCAACGCCCTGAATCTGGAACCATGCATATTGAACACTGGTGCTTGAAGAAATAGCCGCCACTGCCACACCAATCGACACGTTCGTGTTCTTCGAGGTAGCAAGCACAGGGAGTGCCGCTGCCACATAGAACGAAGGCGTAGCGTTGGTGCCGGTGGTTGACCACTGCACAAGTGTACCGGCCGGAATTGCAGTGCTAGCGGGAACTTGCAGATAGATAAATTCCGCAGCCGAAGCCAAGCCGGTGGTGTTGTTGTAGGCAGTAACGATTTCGCCCAAGAAAGGCTCAAGCGTTACCGAAGGCAGGCTACCCGTGCCGGGTGCCTGTGTGCCTACGGTATTGATATCAACAATACCGAGGCGTGGGTTAGAAGCAACGAATGCCATGATAGTACCTTCCTTTCAAATTATGCGCTTAGTACACCTTGCAGGCGGCGGTTAGAAACCGTCATGTTGCCAGCAAAGCCGATGAGTTTTACCATAGCATCTTGGTTCACAGCAAAACGGTCATCACCAAGCGGGGTGAAGTTGCGCTCTGCATGCGGACGGAAGAAAATATAGTCCGTATTGAGGAAGTACATGCTGTTGGTTGGAGCACCACCACCAATACCACCATCAAACACCACATCTGCGTTCATGTACTTGAGCGACTGGAACCCAGCTTGCGCCATTTCATCCGACGCGATACGCTGGATGGATTGCAGGCTCTCAAGATAGAAACGGTAGTAGTTGTTATCGGCTACCAGCAAGTCAGGCGCGTCGCTTTGACGTACCAATTGCAGGTAAACGCGGTTCATGTATGACTGGATGTTTGCAGCCGATGTAGCAGCACCACCATTGGTCACGCCGCTGAACGCAATATTGCGCCAGAAAGTGCCGATTGTTGCGCTGGCATCAATACCGCCAACCGTACCAGTTGAAGGCGAAGTGCTAACCAGAAGCTGCAAGCCACCGATTTGGCGTCCGCCGTCTGCCGTACCGTCTGAATAGCAGTCGATAGCAATGTTGTTCACCAGAGTGCGCTCTGCGTTTGCAATGCGCGATTCCAGCAAGTCAATAATTGCGTTTTCGCCAGAGTTTTGAATCATTTCAAGACCAGAAATCGAAACGGCGCACGCAGCCTGAGCATAGTTAAACTCAGCGCCAGTGAACACGTCCGAAGGTGAAATGTTCAGCGTTTCGTAGCCAGAATAACGCTTGAACGTACCGTTTTCTGCGTATTCTAGCTCTTGGACAATAGTACGGCCACCGCTTACAGGCTTAATTTTCTGCTTTTTACGCAGGCGCTGCAAGAGTGCGTTTCGTTTGGTTACGTTGTCGGCCAGTTTCCCCGTCCGATTCCGCAAAGTCGTCGTGACAATTTCTGTCAGCGTCGATGATGGATTTGGCATAAATTACCTATGTTGATGAGGGTTAAGCGTCTGACGAAACTGCCGCACGGTAATTCGCACGGATTTCATCAGCCAGTGAGCGATCTTTGGGGGCGGGATTGGCATTTACTGTGCCTGAACTCCCTGTAATAGAGCCTGAAGCACGTTTTTTAGTGGCCACTACCTCATTACGCTTCGACTCAGCTTCCGCTGCTTGTTTTACTAACAATAGTTGTCGCGTAGTGGGATTGGCCCAAACGGCTCGGTCATAGGCTTCCTTTAACATCTTCTGCGGACTTGCCGCAGGAATAGCACCTGATTGAAGTAGCGTCTGCATATCAGCGCGTACTTGTTCAAAGTAGCTATTCTCAGGGTTATTGGAGAAAGCCTCTATTTCGGTCATAATGCTAGCATTTTGCTGTTGCGATTGCAATTCTTTTTCTTGCCGCAATTGCTGTTCGAGCTGCATCAGCCTTTGCTGCGTTTGCGCGAGCACGGGGTCAACATTTTGCGCCTGCTGTCCAGCAAGGCTTAAATCAACGCCATATTGCTGAATAACTTGCGCGACCAAGCGTGCCTTTGTCACGGGGTCGCCAGTACGCAGAACATACGCTGTGTTCAACAAATCCTTTACTGCGGTTATTGGTGTGCCGCCCTCAGCCTGTATCTGCGCCAAATACGGAGCGACCGTTTCCTTAATTTGCTTGCCGAGCAACCGTTCCTCATCCAGCCGCGTAAATCCTTTATGGATTTCTTCTTCACGTGCCAGAATTGCTTTTTGCATGTGCGGAGGTATTTCGCTCCATTTTTCTTTATGCTCTGCTTTCCACGAAGCGGGAGGTGCAATGACTTCCGGCTTTTCTTCCGGCGCTGTCGCCTCTTGCACCTTCTTTTCAGCCTTTTCTTTGGCCTCTGGCGGCAAATTCAGCTTTTCTTTCGGCGCGAATCTTCCTTTATCGTCGCGCTCCTTCGCCTCAGCCACCGCCTTAACAATATCGTCACGAATACTATCAACTTGTGGTTCGGCTTGTTCTACATTTATTTCTTGTGAAATATCGGCGGGTTCTTGGGTATCTTCTGACATAAGTACTTCCTATCGTAAATGTTGGTGAAGTGCGTCTTTAAGCTCACGGGAAACGTTATGGTCTGGCTCCGCGCGCGATGCCGTACTGCCGTCCGTGATATGGCAACCGGATTCTTTTACTTTTTTGTAATATGCCGATTTACTGTCGTAGGGCTTCCCATCTATCGGATTAACGACATCCCAAAGTTTATCGCTAATGACATTATGCGCCTTTTGTACGGCGACTGGCGCGCGCTCTAATTCCTTAACATCGCCCGCTTCAATTGCCTCGCGTACTTTTACCTGTATTGCCAGCAAACGCGACCATGCGCCGGAAAAGTCATTGTAGGGGATTCGTGCTGATGCCGCCCATTCAATATCGGATAGCGACATAATTTTCTGTAGTTCTTTGTATTCTACATTCATGTAATGCATATTAAAAGCATAACCACAATTTTTTTATGTGCAACTAAATAATGGATGCGATGTAAACCAGCAAATCTTCATCCTCTTTATCTAGCCGTCTTTTTGTAAGTACCGCCTCAATTTCATTTAGCAGGCTGCGCAGCGACACGGCATCGCTCTCGAGCGCATCTATATTGATTTGGTAAAATTGTGGACGAACCTCATCTTGCGCAGGCTCCGCCACGAATGGGCGCACTATTTCTTGAACAACCGGACTGTCTGCCACTTTCTCGTATTGCTTCTTTAGCTTTTTGCGGCGCTTTTCCTGCTGCCTGCGATGGTAGTCTAGCCAGTTATCATGCGTATCATTATTAGGGGAAGGCGCTGCGCCAACACTCAGCCCATGCGTCACAAACAGCGGGATGGTCGCTGTCGGCCCTACGCCGGAACGAAGGACAATATTTGATACGGCCATTAGGTTGCTCTGGTAATACTCGTTGGTGCGGTCGCGCTATCTATAGTAAACGTTTCCGCCGTTGTGCTTCCGTCGATTTTCTTCACAGTAACGGTCGTGCCTGAAACACTGTTTTCTGCCAGCAATGCGCGTGTTTCAAAGATGGCTTGCGCCAAGGTAGGTGCCGTATGGAACGCCGCGTAACTCTCGGTCATCTGCGTGGTTAGAACCGCTGTCGCAACCGATGCCTTCATAGTGGCAGTCAGGTCGCCAGAAGTTGGTGCATTTGTCAGGTTTGTGACCGTTGTAATCGTTCCCGCCGTGATGTTGGTTGGGCTTGCTATGCTTGACGGGAAAGTAACACCTGCCGCCGCAGTAACAGCTTGTCCTGCAATGTTCGTTAAATCCACCTGCGCATCTAGGTCGATCTCAATAGGCAACGGGGCCATATTGGTTGCGCCCTTTAAGTGGAAGCCAACGCTTGTCGCACCAGCAGCAAACGCTGCATCAGGCGGGCAAAACTGATACCATCCCGGCATGTTCGTCGCGTCTATTTCCTTAAATCCGCTGGATGTGAATGTGCCAACGGTCATCGACACCAAGCTGATTGCTGTTGCAGTCGTGTCTGTATCGCGGTGGTAATACGCCGTAAGCCCGCTAGAGCCATTGGTTAGGCCGGTCAATCCAGCGCCGGTCGTGCTTGATGAGTCCTGTATAAAGATTTGCAGGATTTGCGATGTTGAGCCTAATTTTCTAGCGAGCTTCATGTCCTACCCCAATGGATTAACAAAAAATGGGCCGCCGCCTTGAAGGCCCGTCAGGTTTGCATTGACAAAAATAGTAGGCGTCGATGGCTTAAATGGTGCCGATGGGAATTGCTCGCCTTCCGTCTGTGGCTGCGAGTAATTCTGCAAAGGATTGTTGCCGGGTGATTTGAACGTACTCATACGTCATTTACCCCCATTATCAATGTAGGTGATGTCGCTGTGGTCGCTGCGTTACCCAAAGGCAAAACAGCAAGATACGATGTGACCGAACCGCTAGTAGGCGTTGCCGGGTTTATGTCACGCATCATCAAGGAACCATAAAGCGCATCATGATGGCTTAAAACCGTGTTCGATGTGGCCGGAGTTGAGATTAATGCCAGAACCTCAGCGCCGTAAATATCAAACGCGCCCGCTGCCGAGGATGTGGTTACGTTCACCTGAATAATATCCTGCACGGCGCTATCGCCATCTTCCAGCCTTAGCATGTAGCCAGAACCAGCAGCAGTCGTAGCTGAAGGAAAGGTAAATGTTTTAGTGCCGACAATGTTGCTACCGGCTTGGTTCGTGTAACCAGCCGTTCCACCTGAATCTTTTAGAATGAATGCACCGGCAGTCGTTGTTAGCGCCGTCGTTACATACGCCATAGGAATCAAATTGACGTTAGATGTCGTTCCCATGTTCGTGCGCGTTAATGGGAACGTCGCAGCATCATGCGTAAATCTATTGCCAGTTGCCGTTAAGCTAACGCCTCCTATCCGGTAAAGGCGCGCTAGGTATGCGCCGCTACCAGCCGTCGAACCGGCGGGAGAGATAGAGAAGTCAGTTAAGAATAATTCGTTTGATAAACCAGAAGCGCCACCAGGTATGCTGTAAAGCGTGCCGGGTAGCGTGCTGAATCCATTGAACTGAATTGCGGATGTGAAATAACCACTCGCAGCAGCGCCAGCCGTGGGAGTAACCCCCTTGCAAGAGCTGATTGAATAGACGCCCTTACCTGCGGCCATGTTCTGCAAAATCTGATTGCGCGTGCTGATTGTCATTGCTCAGGCGTCCCATTCAAACAAACGATGCCATCCATCGCCAAAGCGTTGTTAAAGTAGTAGAAACCTATCGTTTCACCTGCTTCTGCCTTGTAAACAGTACTTGGTGAGTCGAGAACATCGATTGGGTTCGCACTGTTTGCGCCGCCTGTATGAATAAATCCGATGGGCAGGATGCCGATAAGTTTTACCGTCCCGGCTGAGCCTGTGCTGATTGATAACCCGTTAGGGCCGGATGCGCTTAAATCCTGTATTCCAGTATCGCCTGATTGCAGGTTGTTATTTACCAAGTAACACGAGTTCACAGTTGCGTTAGTCGGCAGGGTAATAGAGCTTGATCTGCCAGTAGTTCCCGCTTGGTTGGTATAGTTAAATGTAAGCACTGGCGTTGTGGCCGTCATGCTGGCAGAAACATAGGCCATCGTAATAAGTGATGATGTTTGAATAGAGGAGCCGCGCACTGTTTTGGTGGGCATTGCTACGCCGTCCGAGTACGAGTTGCCGCTAACGGTTAGCGTGCCTAGCGTGTATTCTAATCCTACCAATAATCCACCGACGACCGAAGCCGTCGCCTCCAATCCTGTGAAGCAAAATCCCGTTGTAGGCGCTGTTACTGATGGGACAGTGTATGCAAGACCGGAATTGCCGCCCAACGAGCATCGCTGGATAGAAATGCCACCGTTGACGTTGGTTGCTGCCGCCGTGGTGGCTGCATTCTTGAAATACATTGCCAGTTGCAACGAGCCATAGGTCTGCGCATCGCTAAATGCTTGGTCTAAGGTCGGGCTTGCTGTTGTCCAGTTTGCCATTAGCGCATCACTCCCACGAGCTTATCGCCGGGTTGGTACATATCACCTAGCTGCACCGCGTAGAAATTCTTAGTAGCTGCGTTATAAAGCACCACCGAAGCCCCGTTGCACTGCACGGTTTGGTTGATGCCGGTTGCGGCAATATCAATACTCGCCTCCGCTGTAGTTACAGCATACGGCGCTAAGTCCAAAACCGATGTGTCGAGTGTTACCATTCTAGCTATCTCCCACGTAGGTGATGACGCCAGTGACCGCACGGGCTGTAGTTGCTGGGGCAAGGATAATAAGCTGCTCACCTGCCAGCATACGGGGCGGGAATGGTGCCGATGTCAGAAGATTCCTTGCGCCGCACGAGCCTCCGTTCATTGGGGTGACATTTGCTACAGGCAAAAGCCCCCAGAATTTAATCGTTCCGGTTGGAGTGGTTCCGCCAGTTCGTGATGCACCAGTGACGTTTCTCACCCCATAATCACCCGATGCTAATGGGATAAAACCACATGTAGTCACTGCTGCCGATGCAGTCATAGCCGTTGCTGATGTGCTGTGGCTTGTCCCATCTTGGTTATCGTATGTAACGGTAAGCGAGCCGGGAGTTGCGTTTAAGGCCACAGAAGCCTCACACAAAAGCGCGCCAAACATGGCCGTTGATGTTCCGCCGACTGTTTGCGTCGGCATGGCAGAACCTGCCGTATAGGTGTTTGTGCTAATATCCAAGCTTCCAAAAGGAAAAGCCCGATATACCCCTATGAATCCAGCCGAGCTTGATGCTAACCCTACACTTACTGGCAAGAAAGCAGTCACTCCCGAAGGAAGCGATCCGGGTACTGCTGGTGCCCATGCGGTGCGCTGCCAAGGCTGGACTTGGCCCGTAAACAGCGTCAATGTGGTAGCAGATTGGTGCTCGCCATAGAACGGATCCATGCGCGTGTAACCGTTGCCGATTCGCGCAATGAAATCGTTATATGATTTTAGAGCGACCATTAAGCTACCTCAACTTTAGCGGTTCTGCCATTATCCAGCGTAATGATTTTTGGCCGCGTATGCATTTCTTTTGCCTGCTGCACCTCGTTGCGCAAATCACCCAACTGTGCCAATATGCCGTCAATAATCGGTTTGGGGTCAATATAACCTGTTTCCGCCTGCTTCATGGCTACCTGAGCGTTTAGCTTCTGCGTATCGAGCTGGTAATTCAGCAACGCCAGTTTTTCAGCATTCTGCGCATCTAAATCTGCCTTATACTTAGCCATAGCCATGTCATTTTCGGCCTTCAACTGAGCCGCTTGATGTTCCTGCTGAATACGCATCGTTTCCCGCTGCGCTTCCAGCTCGTTGCGATGTTGCTCAATCAACGCCTGCATCTTCTGTTCCTGCTGGCGCTGCTGCATTTCTTGCTGATGCTCAAGCTGGGCCTGCTGCATCTCCATTTCATGCTGCTTCATTTCTGCCTGCATTTTTATCATTTCAGGGTTTGGCTGTGGAGCTGGGTTGGCAGCCTCTTTTTTCAGCTTCACCATCGCCTCCTTGAACATACCCTCTAACTCGCGACCCGCCTTAAACCCACGCACGCCAAACATCAGCATTTCCATCAATAGCGGCTGCAATTGCGGGTTTTGCACCTGCACTGCCTCGCGGATAAATCCACCCGCCGCCGTTAAAAATTCGACACGCGCCTGTTGTTCCGCCTGCTGGTCGGCCTTAATTGTCGAGTCGGTTTCAATATCAATGCGATAGCAACGGATTTGCTGGTTTTTAATAAGCCCGTCAATTTCTTCCCATGTCGGAGCGCTTAGTAATTCCTCCACATCGTCAGGAATTTGTGGCGGAGGCGCGGGTGCCTGACCCGGTATCGGAGGCGGCGGCGCATATTGCATGGCAAGCTGCTGCTTTTCCACCGCAGTCAGCAAGTGCACGCCGCTGATTTGCTTGATGGTTTCAATCTCAAATTGCTCCGCAATGATTTCTGCAATGATCGCCGTCAAATCACGTGCAAACCGCGATACATCTTTTTGCATCGCATTCAGGCGCATCGAGGCATACTGCCCTTTTATCTTTTGTGCCGTAGCCGTTTCGTTGGCCTCGCTAGCCCCACGCAAAATGTCACTTAATCCAGTGATTTCATATAAATCTGCTTTAACCTTTTCGCGCGCCTCATATAGCACCATGAGCGTTTGCGCGATTTCTTGCATGGGCAGCAATTCCATCGCGCCTTTCAAGCCGCCCTTTTCGCCAAATATCGCCCATTGCTCAACCTGAATTAACGTATTTTGCACGCCCTCATTCAATAGTCGCTGCACACCTTCCGCGCTGGCGTCGTAAACGCCCGCTACTTTAATACATTTCGTAATGCTCTGGATGCGGTTTGTAAGCTCATCCAATTCCGCAGCTTGATCCTGATATTCCGTGTAATCTGGAATCGGCACCAGCGAATCATTGGTGAGCGTGGCGTAGATGGGCTTGGGGCACGGGAAAAACTCTTTTAGCTTCAGCGGATCATCCCGAATATCCAGCGCATCAGGCAAATCTTTATGCAGCCATATTGCCTGCTTTTCTGACTTATCCCACAATTCGTATATCGTGGCCTTATTTGCCACCTCTTCCATTGCCGAATCATTCAGCTTGCGCGGTTCATAATCCAGCGGGATGCGCTTGCCTAAATCATCCCCGAATCGCTCAATCAACTCTTCGCGGCCAAGATATGCCTTGCGCCATACTGCTGTCACCTCTTCCCATGTTCTTGCTACCGTGTGGCCAAAATCCTGCCAATGCACATAGTCAACCATCACCTCTTCGTAATCCAGCTCCTCGGTCAACTCTTCTTCGTCGTCGGTTATCTCAACCGACTGCACAAACTTGGGGCAATAGCGCACCCATGCCGTGCCGCGTCCCGGCAATAGCCTATCCTGCACCGCTTGGCGCATGACGCTATCAAAAAGTTCCGTATCAATAAAATAGCTGCACGAACGCTCCAGCACATCCGATGCAACCCTGCCCACATCGTCATCATCCTTAAACCGGCGCTCGATGTTTGGCTTCGGTGGCGAGTTATACACCGCAGGGGCAAGCGTCTGCACGTTTGACCACAAGATATTATACCGATGCGCATGCTCTGTACGTGTGCCGCGCTCATCCTTATAACGCCGCAATATCTTTTTGCCGCGTTCCTGCCAGACTTCCACCTCTTTCTCGTAGCACTGTATCTCGTGCTTCCAGCGAGAAACGTCGGTGGCTTTATCTTCCACCTCTTCCATTAAGCATACACCAGCGTGGCGCTTAGCGTGCCGCCTACCACGACATAACAACCATTAGCGAACGCAATCGGTATGCGGTGCCATGTACCCGCAACACCGGTGAACGTATCCACAATCTTGGTCGTCGTCGTCGTAGTCGCCGAATCGTAAATCGTAATCGTTCCAGACGTTGACGCGCTAACGAAAATACCAAGCAATTGACCTTGCGATGATTTGATGTTGCCAGTGGCAGACAATAAGACGGGCACGCCTGTTTCGAGTGAGCCGGTTGCCATGTTAAATCCTTTCGCGTGAGGGTTTAAGATGACTGGTGTTCGGCCAGAACACTTCATTCGCGGTCGTTTCATGCAAAAAGCGTGGCTTCGACGGCTTTTCTGGTTCTACGCTTTTTCTAAGCACTTGTCCAATGATTTCGCAAGCATCGGCGGCGTGTGAGTTACTGTCGTGCCTTGGCTCCTTCCCGTAATCCTGTATGTCCTCAATCCACTTATACCGATATTCACGCAGGCACTGCATACCGACTTCGCACTTGCTGTCTATCCACATGTTGCGCATCACCCAGCGCAGCGCCTCAATCTGGTTCATTTGCGTGGTAGCGGCCACTATTCTGGTATGCTTTAACCCAAACTTCATTAGCTGGTCTATAAATGATCTTCCGCCCGCTGACTGGCGCTTTTCTGCGGCGTCATGTGGCAAATAGTGCTCGCCATACTTATAACCTTTATCGCGTAAGATGTTGGCAAAGTGCTCTGCGTCCTCAAAGCTAGCTTGGTAGAAGTCAATCAGCCGCACTTCCATTCCAAGCCGCTGCCAAAACCATATAGCTGTTTTATCGCTCCATCCTAAATCCCAAGCCGTAAACACCGGCAGGCTTGGGTCATACAGCCCGGAACGTATGCGCCCGGCCTGCCGTATCGCTTCCATCTCTTTACCATACACCGCGCCAGTGATTGCCGCGTCGAACGAAATTTCATATTCTTGCGCGAACTCATTATCACTCATCAGCTTACGCTGTATATTAAGTTCAGATTCGGGAATAATTCCGCTTTCACTCGCTTTTAACAAATGCAAATACCATTCGTCTGGATTGTCTTGAGCAATTTTAACAATGTCCCCTAAAAGGTTATTCCAGCCGCGCGGCGTTCCTGAAACATCTAAATAACCACGCCTATCTGATAATGCTGGCAAAATAATAGTTCTAAGTACCGCGCCGCTAATGCCTTGCGCCTCATCGACCACTATTCCGTCAAAATATAGCCCCCTGATTCGTTCGGAATTTTCAGCCCCATACAACCTGATAGTTGCGTTATTGTGCCCAAATGTGATGGATAGCTCCGACTCGTTTATTCTTAATCCTAGCGGCGCGAGATTTTGCGTGTAATGCTTAAGGTATTGCCACGCGATTTCTTTTGATTGCACAAAAAAAGGAGAAATATACCCAAAACGCGGATTTAATTTATCACACTCCACCGCTTTGCGTATAAGCTGATTGAGCCTTGCAACGCTTTTCCCCGCGCGTCGATGGCATACTGAGCAGCTAAACCTTTTTTTGTTTTCATGATATTCAATGAAGGCGCGCCTAGGTATATAAGGAATTTTCAATATTGACATGCGCCCAGTTCTTTCCTGACCTAATTCGCAATCGCTACTTTAAGCGCATCCCTTGGCACATAGGGGATGACGAGTTGGCTCATGAATGCGCCATATCCCAATGGTGCCGCAGCAACTTTTCTTCAGTAGCCGCTTTATGCCTTCTAATAACCTCAGCCGCCATCGCCTTATGTTGCGCTTCGGTCAATCGCTTGTTTGATAGCCTGCCAATTGCCTCATCCATATTTTGCGTGCTGCTGTAATGGTCGTACAGCTCATCCGTTGAAAATGTGGGAAGCAAGGTCATCACGCAACCTCATTAATAATTGCTCTTTTGATTATTCCTTTAAGCCATTCATGATAACTTGAGCCAGATTCGTGCGCCCTGTCGCGCGATACACCGGAGCCGTAAATTGCGTCATGGACTTCAAAAGCCGCGAGCATCGCCAGCCTATCAATGTCAGGCTTGTTTATCTTCGCGAAATATTGCGCATAAGGAAGGCAATACGTAATATAGTCCTTATCGTAAGTTTTCCCATCGAATGCCACTAGTCACCCCACTTCACTATGTGGACAATTGGCGCACCATTATCGCCTATGTGGACAATTGGCACACCATTATCGCCTATATGTTCAGTGCGGGCCAACTTGGGATTAGCGTATTCTGCCAACTTGCTAACGTGGTTAAGCGCCTTATCAGGATTAGTGGACGCCACACTTTTAAGCCAACCAATCATCTCAGGAGCAGCATAGGTCAACAAATTGGTTACAGCCTGCCTAAATTCAGTCGTGCATTTGTTAGGTATGCCTTTAGGCTTCCCATTAGGATTGCCAGATTTCCCTTTTTCAAACTTCATGAAAACCCCTGATACGGATCTGCATTTTTCAGAAAAACCCCCATACGCCACAGAAACAAAACGCATGGGGGCAAGTTGTCGCAAAGCACTTACGCGTTGTAAGTATCCATATAATACCACATACATCCGCCACTTCAAGCAGTAAGTTTACGAATAGGCCCACCCATCATGGCTTCTGCCCGCATCACTGCAATATCATATAATTCTTGCGGCACTTTATCGGGCTTTCTATTCAGATAGGCGCACTCAAGATTATACGCATTGCTAACTAATTCCATCAGATAGCATATACCGTTACCATAATACGTGCAGTCTATCTTCTTTATACCTGCACGATACCCGAACTGTGGCTCCGTCATCATTCTCTTATAATAATACATTCCCACATCAGCTCAAGCATAAATTGCAAAATTGCGGGGCAATAAAAATCCCGCGAATTATTCCGCAGTTTCTTTCCGCAATTTATTTTTCGCCGCTTGTATTTTATTTTTCACCGGTTTTCATACCATACATTTCAACAACTTCTCATTTTTTTGAAAAATGTTGTTGTAATCATATTTGATTGATGCTACTTTAATCATAACAACAACAAAGGAGTCGCAAATGCCACGCACTACATTAGTCCACACCATCCTGTACGTTTTATTGCTTGCTGCCCTTGGCGCTTACCTTAACTACGCCAGCAGCGTCATGGAACAAAATGATTACTACAACAACCAATAACGGAGACAATTATGGCCACAATCTTCACCCTATCCCCCAAACAGCGCGCCATTGCCTCAGAAAGCGCCTCTCTAGTGCAATTCTGCTACCGAGCTGGCATACCCTACCCGAGCGATGCAGAATCGCTTAGAAACCTAGAAAGAATGTATCGCAGGGCATACGTTGAAACATACTTAGAAACAGGGAGTAACTAACATGAAAACGAAACACACACCGACGCCGTGGCATTTAAGCATTGACGAAGATACCAATGAAGTTATCCCAGATATTTTTGACGGGGAATCGGAGGATGCAATTCATATAGCCCACTGTTTGTCAGAAGCAGGAAACCCGACGGAAAACGCAAAATTCATCGTCCGCGCAGTCAATGCGCATGACGAACTGGTGGCGGCGTTAGAAGGGTTGTTGGATTGCACTGAATCCCGCCCCACCAATTATAATGAACGCGTGGCTGCAAAAGCAGCCCTCGCCAAAGCCACGGGACGTAGCAATGCGTAATTGCTCCAAATGCGGCACTCCTTTCGAGCCTACCGAAGCGGCAGCTAAGAAATGGGATTGGCGTTGTAGGTCATGCAAAAATGCTGCCCGTGTAGTCTCAGCAGCAAAACGTAAAGCAGAAGGCAAGCCTTATGCAATTGGCAAAGCTTCAAAAGAATGGTGGCGCGAATATAATAATAAGCCCGAGGAGCGCCTAAAGAAAGCAACCCGTGCTCGCACTCGCTATGCCATCAAGCAAGGGAAACTAGAGCGCAAGCCGTGTGAAATGTGCGGCGAACTAAAATCCGAGGCGCATCACGAGGATTATAGTAACCATATGGCTGTGATGTGGCTTTGCGATACCCACCACAAACAACATCATCAAGCACGCGGGGAGGCATACGATGGCTAACGACAAAGGGGGGTTGCCTCCAGCACAGGGGGTGACCTCCAGCACACCCCACCCCACTAGACACGGTGGCAAACGTCCTAACGCCGGCCGTAAACGCAAATGGCTAGAACCGATGATAATGGTTCGCATCCCAAAGCGCTTGCGGGAAGCATTTAAATTATGGCTGGAGGCAAACCGATGAAACCCTACCGCATTAAATACTCAACACCCCTTGGCATCCAGTGGCGCACCGTGCGCGCTGCCAGCGAGGACATGGCCCGCCAGCTCGCAGGCATCTTTATCCGGTCAGGGTGGTATATTGTGGAAGTAAATGCAATGTAGCAAGGTAAATGTAATCTAAAATGTATTCTATTATATTGTATTATATATATTATATTATACTTTACATACATTACATTACTATACTAATAAATATACTAACTATATATATAGAGGCACACCACATGCAAAGTCATGCAATGTCGGTTTTTGTGTGTATTTTCAGGAAGTTACTTTACATTTAACTTTGCATTTAAGCTCATGTATTACATTGCAAAGTCATAAAAAATACAGTTGCCCTCGGTACGCTCTACAACCATATCCTCATCTTTAAGGGTGGTTATAATCTCACTCAACCTACGAGCGCCGCCTTGGACAAATTGCGACTTGCGGTAGAGAGCGCTTCGTTTTATCGTTTTCGCTTCCTTAATAATTTCACGAACCCTTATAAAGTCCTGTTCGTGGATATTGTCAGAAACAAGGTCAACAAAACGCAGCACAGACTTCCTTGATAATTCTACCAAAGAAATCGCAAACCGCAAATCTTCCATCACTATACACCCATCCCCAGCCATCGTCAAGGCCACCTTTTCCACTTGTTCTGGAATGCGCGAATATAGCGCGTCAATCGGCGGCTTTGAGGCGGCAACAAGTAAATCAATGTTGGTGCGATATTCTTTATACGCATCCCATGCTTCGGGCGTGAAAACAACCCGCTTTGGTTTTGGCTCGCCATACGCATCGTAAGGTGATTCAGCAACAAGGACGCGCACCTGCGCGACGAGCGCCTCGGGCGGCTCTGAAAATTTTACCTTCTGCTGGCGCTCTGGCCTGCCTTCAACATGGAAAACAAGCCATCGGTTGAGAAATCCATCTATAATTTCTGTGCTGCTGCACGCTGCCCTGAATCGTTCGACAACGGTAGAGCCAAGACAACAGAAATGCGGGTAATCAATGTTTATCGTGGGGTTTATTTTTTCATTCGCATATTGGCGGCCATACAATGTCGAATTAGCACAGCTAAACGTCTTAATCATATAATCAACAATTTCACGCTGGAACCCGCCAGAATTCTTGCTGGAAATATTCGCTAAATAGCGTCCCATCTCATCCATAATAAGTAAGCCAACACGCCCGCACTTATTCAGACCAGTCAAAAACCCGGCACCACTTACAGGCTCGCCCATTAAATTGCCCTTAACGCCTGCGGCTGCGGCCAGCCGCTTCAAACAATTCTGCGGGTGCTCTTTGCCTGCCGCTGTGGGTGCGAGCGACATAATCAGCAAATTGGTGCGAAGGTCTGTATAACCGCGAACACGGTGCCCCTTAAGCATGCCGACAAAAGCAAGAGCTGCAACCAATGATAAAAGCGGCTGTGGCCGGATAGCGGTTTCGGTAATCCAATCCGCTATTTCGCCGACCAATCCATGCGCAACAGGGACGGGCGAATCCTCGATAACCTTCGATTCGCCATATTTATCGCGAATAATAACGCGCCCATAAGGGTAAGCAATGTAGTACGAACCATCATCGCCATAAGGATGGGGTTTGCCGTCCTGAATAAATTGCGACATGGATCACCGCGCATTTCTAAAATAAAACATCAAAGCAAAACGAACAAACGTGCTTTCCGTCATCCCCAGCTTTTTAGCTTCCTCCTGCACCTTTAGCCGCAAAGCCACAGAAACGTGGCTTACCACCCTTTCACATAAATTGCGCATATACCCTCACTTTTTATTTGACAGTTACACAATGGCACATTATGAATTGTCGTGTCAACTATTAAACGGAGATGACTATGACGATGACGAATGAAGAGGAAGAAAACTATTTATACACGATGTTAATTGACGCGCGCAAACGGGTAGAAGATTATGCCAGCGAAGCGCGCGCACTGCAAGGAAAGCGTAACGCTGCGGCGAAATCGTTGGAAGAAATTGAGCAGGCGTGCTTGGATTATTTGACAGGCAACGGCATTGTGGAAAGCGAGCGCTTTAAGCTGCAAACGACAACGATTGTGGATGTGTCGGGCGAATATCCAGACGAATATGCTCGCATTAAGGTCACCCGCGAGCCTGACAAGCGCAAGATAGCGGCAGAGCGTCCGCAGGCAAATTGGCACACGATTCAGGAAAACAAACATATTCACATTAAGGGAGAGGCATAGCATGGAAAAGGTTGTAACCATAAAGGAAGCATCGCTTGCCACGATGAGCGTCGAATTAACCGCAATTAAAGTAAATAACAAACAAATGTCGCTTTCTATTTTTCGGCAGATAAAGCGCGAGCCATACTTGGACAGAGAAACATTGGAAGAGCGTGGCGTTTTGTGGGGGAGCGTAAATTATTATTGGGGGGGTGAAGATAAATATATAGATTGCGGGAAAATTCACATTCTTTGGCAAAAGTCAGATGAATTGCGAAGAGATATTATTTATAAACTAAAAAATTTGAAGTATTTTGTTGAAGAATGTACGCGCGACAAAGCAAAACAAATTATGAACTTAAAAAGTTTTTTAGTGGGCACCGCCGATTATGAAACGTCTTGTTTTTTATTTGCAAAATATGACATCCTCGATAACCATTTTTTAAATAAAAAAAGGTTAGCTCAAATTATTGAGCGCAATGATAATTCTTACAAGGCAGAATATATAGAAAAATCCAAACAAATACACGCTCGAATAGAACAAGATATTTTAGCGCTGGAAAAGAAATTGGAAAAAGAAAAAATCATGTACACCGATTATCATAATAATTTTATGAAAATTTATAACAAGCTGCAAAATCTGCCACAACTTTACATAGCTGCATAGGAGAAAAGCATGGAATTCACCGAAACAAAAACAGGCACATCGAAACAAATGCCGGGCAAGCTGGTAGTGTTTGGCGTTCCCAAAATAGGCAAAAGCCGTTTTGCCGCACAATTTCCTGACGCCTTTTTTATCGACATTGAGGGTGGCCTTAATTACATTGGGAAAGAGGTGCGGGCGACGCCTACACTTACCAGTTTTGACGACGTTATTGCGTGGCTAAACCACATCCACAGCAACGACGCATTCAAGGCCGGGCGCATTGTGATTGACTCGCTTGACTGGGCCGAAAATCTGGCACGCGAAAAAATCGAAAAGGAAAATGGCGCGCCGCTAACTGACCGAGCACATAAGCCATATGCGTATGGTGCAGGTCAAGCAATGGTAGACGAGCAAGTGTTTCGTATTTTTCGGGCGTTGGATGCCATCTATAAAAAACGTGGGATTCCATCGCTAATTATTGCGCATAGCGTCATTAAAACCATAGACCTTCCGACAAAAGACCCGTATTCTAAGTACGAACTGAAAACGTCCAAGGGTGTGGCCGCGAAAGCAACGGAATGGGCGGATTTAGTATTGTTTGCGGACTATGTATTTGCAGTAACTAAAGACGGAAAAACATCCGAGCCGAAACCTGTTTTCCTTGCGGGTGGAAGCGCAGCCTATACTGGGGGCGGGAGGATGCTAATATCCAAGGAAATACCATTGAACTATGAACAACTGACAAAAGAGGTAACAAAATGACGAATCTATACGGAATTGAAACGACAGACGATGTAGAACTGGATGGCAAAGGGTTGCCGGTCGGAATCTATAAGGCCATGATTGTGGGCGAGGAGCCAGAAAAAAATGGTAAGGGTACTGTTGCAGAATATGAGGTGCTTGATGGACCCAACAAGGGCAAGCGCGGGAAGCAATGGATTAACTCGCTACAAGATGTATGGGCGCAAAAGAATGGCATTACTGGTGAAAAAATGGATGATGCTATTCGCACCGCCAACATTGCTAAACAAAACCTGAGGCGGATTGCAGATGCTACCGGGAAAGCCGTGACGCCCACGTCACCACTTAAGGGCCGAGTGATGACACTAGATGTGCAGAAGCAGAAAAAAGACCCAAATTATACCGAAATTAAGCGGTATTTGCCGGAAAATCATTCATCGGCAGGTGAGTCATTCTAAGAGAATACCAGCAGACGGCAGTTGAATCTGCTATTAATTGGTTGCGTTATAAACCTGAGATTCCCGCTATCATTCACATGCCGACTGGTAGCGGGAAATCCCACGTTATCGCAGCGCTGGCGGAGCATTACTATAATGATTGCCGCAATGTACTTGTTTTAGCACATCGGAAAGAATTGCTTGAACAGACTGCGGGCAAAATAAATGTGCCAAATTTACATTTTTACAGCGCCTCAATAGGCGAAAAGAGCCTTACGGATAATGGCGTCACTATCGCAGGCATTCAGTCTATTGCCCGCGCGAAAGAATTGCCGAGCTATGGCTTGGTAATTGTTGATGAGTGCCACCTACTGCCGAACAACAAAGACGATTCCGAAACGCAATACTGGTCATTACTCAGGCGACTCGGCAATCCTCCGATGGTAGGGCTGACCGCAACGCCGTGGCGTACGCAAGGCGGTAAATTATCGTGGGGCGAGATTGTTTATAGCATCGGATATGAACCGCTGATGCAAGCAAATTATCTTGCGCCGCTCAGTAACAAGCTGTTGCTGGATGTCACGCCAAACTTAGAAAAAGTAAGCATTAAGCTGGGCGACTATGTGCAATCACAGCTGGCCGCAATCATGGAAGATGGAGAGCTACTACTTGCATCTATTGCTGCCATTTTGAAATACAGCGCGGGCCGCAAAAGCTGCTTGATATTTACCGTATCAGTCAATCATGCGTATTTACTGTTGCGCGCCATGCTGGATAGCAATTTATTCGCAGGCCATCGGATTGAGATGATAACCGGCGAAACGCCGCAATGGGAGCGTGATTTGCTGGTGGAAGCATTCCGGGCCGGTGAAATTCGTTTTTTGATTAATTGTGAAATATTGCTGGTGGGATTTGATGCGCCACGGATTGATGCGATATTCTGCTTGCGGCCCACAAAAAGCAAAGTGCTATGGGAGCAAATGTTGGGGCGCGGTGTGCGTATGCACCCGGACAAATTAAACTGCTTGTTGGTGGATATGACCGGCAACCTGCAAGATCATGGCGGATTAGGAACGCCACACAACGAAAAAGCAAAAAGAGAAGCGAGTGAACCGTTTGGCAAGATATGCCCTGAGTGCGAGGAATACGTATCGCCGCCCACCGCGCGGCAATGTTCCGATTGCGGATATGAGTGGCCAGAGCCAGAACCGCCAAAGGTAAAGCACAATTTGACGCCAAACATGGAGGGCAGCCCAGTATATAGCGCCGCGCCAGTATGGTACGATGTGGACGATGTGACGTATAAAGCCAAAAAAAGCAAAAACGGCAACGAGATGATTGTGGTGCAGTACCATTGCAATTATGGAAAGTATGGAACGATAGCGGATTTCTTGCTACCATATCACGCAAACGATTTTGTGCGCGGGAAAGTGGTGAGTTTTTTTGCTAAACGCGGCATTACGCTGCCAGCTACTTACACCATGGATGAGCTTTTATTCTCAGCCGAGCAATTAAAAAAACCAGCGCGCATTCAAGTTGACCATAGCGGAGAATTTCCAAAGGTGATAGGATATGTATGGGAAACGGTAAAACAATTAGATGATGAGATACCTCTGTTTCTATGACCAAAAAAGTAGAGCGAGCCATTCAGCGTGCCGTGTTTGCATGGCTGACGAAAGAATACCCTAACGTGATGGTGCACGCCACCATGAACGAGGCCAATTATAAAGATATGGCCATGGGAAACTGCGAAGGCATCCCGGACTTGATTCTGTGGTGGACAAAAGATTTTGAGCTGCACACGTTTTTTCTGGAACTGAAAACCAGAAAAGGCAAACTTAGCCCGTCACAAAAGCGCTGGGCCACAGAAATGAAGCCAGTCGCCCGCAATACCTATTATTCGGTAGCCTATGGCCTGAGCGACGCTAAAACCCAGCTTTCGTCAGTGCTTCCACTATCACGCGGCGCAACCACGCAGAAATAGTGTGCGACCCATCTGCCCTGGCTGCCAAACGCATCCGTTTGCGGATGTCCTTCGTCGTTCTAAGGTCAATATGTACATCGTTTTCAATATCTTGCATCTTTTTTCCCATAAAAGTGATTTTCCTGTGATTTAGTTGTTGACGAATATCATTCTACTGTGATAAACCTGTGATGTCAACAACGGAGAGCGACATGAAAAACCAAGATGGATTTGTTCTGATTCTCATCGCGGCGATTCTCGTTGCTGGCACGTTGATGCTAACGATTGCGATTGAAAACCGCGTCGTTCTGCAAAACGCAAAGGCGCACATTGACCAAGATTATAACCAACGGCATGGAGGTTAAGGTGAACAAATATTTCAAAGCACTCAGTCATCCTGTGCGACTTTCTATCGTGCAATTTTTGATGGAAACGCCGGAGATGAATGTCACGCAGCTAAACGATAAGCTTGGCAGCCTATCGCAGCCAGCATTATCGCAAGCGCTGGCGCGACTAAAGCAAGCGGATATTTTGAAAGCTCGCCGCGCTGGTAAGCAGATTTTCTACAGCATCAAAAGCCCGACGGTAGCCGCGATTATCAGGTTAGCAAATGTCAACCCTAGCACGCATTGAATGGAATATAACGGAGATTGAAAATGAAAAAGCAAGGCACAGATATAATCCTATGGATAGCGCTGTTTATGTTTGGCGCGCTGTTCGGCGCGGAATTGGCAGTGAGCCAAGCGCAGAGAATAGTGCTCAGCGACATCCGCGATCACAACAAGTTTAGCGCTGAGCTGGCAACTGCCATGGGCATGAAGCAGCCGGACTTTCTGGACGCGCTGGAAGGAGCAAAGAAATGACCAAGATAGCAGGATTTACTATTTGGGGGGATATTGATGCGCCGGACACTACGGCGTGCATCACCATAATCGACAATAACGGCGATACGCATACATGCCGTTGCGAGGTGGATGCGATGATGCGGCTGATGGTGTGGTGCGCAGCAGAAAAGTCGCACCTCGTATCGCCCGAAAGCTGCCGAACACTTAACACGCACGCGAGGATGCAATGAGAAATTTTCTATTCACAATGCAATATAGTCTTTGGGATTTAATGTGGGCAGCGTGGGTTCCGGTTGCGGCCCAGTATTATCAAAGCCCATGGATTGCCGCTTTATTATTCCCAGCGTTTGTTTTTGGAAGGGCGGTTGCCAATGCTCGCTAACATCACACTTAACTACAGCGGTGAATGGTCAACGCAATCCAAGGGCAAAACCCGCGAGGAAGTGCTTGACAAACTATGCAACCAGCTTGTCGAAAAGTTTGCTGACCCTGACCACGAGTTTGCATTGCCAGATATTGTGCAGCTTTCGATTTGCCCGACGGATGAATGGGCGAACGATGAGGATTTTGTACCAGTAACAAGCGATGAGCTGATTACGTTCGAGCGTGAATGCCGCAGCGAATTGGCGTTTGCGGAGATGAGCTACTACAGCCCATCAGACAAACAAGAATGGGGGACGTTCTAATGTGGTGGTTCTGGTGGTGGCACGCATTTTGGTGTCCTAAGCGTAGCTGTGTGATTGAGATGAAACGATGGAAAGAAAAGAGAGAAGTTTAATCATCAAAGCCCTGTGCGTCAGCTTTGGGGCAGTGCTTGGCATGGCGGTTGAGAAGAACGCCTGCGAGGACGAAAAGGCGTGGCAGCACAAGGTAGACGAAGAAAGAAGCAGACGAGCAAACCAAGGGAGAGAAGTGTGACCATCAACACAAAAGACATTGAAGCGGGCGACATCGTGGTGCTGCGAAATGGCAGCAGGATTGTGGCGTATGAAGATGATGGCGGGATAATTTGCTTGATGGGATGGCCGGTTAGCGCATGGAACAACAACGGCCATTGGAACGCGGACAAAAAATCATCTAACCTCGACATCATCGCCATTGAGAAAAAGCCGGAAGATGGGGTGATTGTCGAGTATGCTGGGTATAGCCCAGACTTCGGACTAGATATTCCCGAAAAACTGCTAGAATCAGCAAGATACAACATGCATGACGCTGCTGGCTACGTCAAAATCACCCTCAACCTAACCGACAAAACGAAGCATAAGATTGAGGAGGTGAAGTGATGATAATCTATACACAACATACGCCATATTGTGAGCAACTGCTCACGAGGGCATCGGTATATTACCAAGATGACTGCACTGTAACTAGTTTCGACATACTCGGTTTTTTATGGGCGGCTATTGCTATAGCTTTAGTAATCCCATTAATTCGCGCATTATGGAGGGGAAGATGACTAGCCCCATCACATGCCTGCTTTTAGGCTCACACATGGCATTCGGCCACATGGTCGTCACGCCACCGCACAACGAGCAATACCAGTTCGAGTCGTGCAAAGCCTGCGAGCCGGTGCGCGAGAAGGTGCAGAAGCATTCGGCGTGGAATTGGCAGTGTACGCCGAAAAACAAGAAGAAGTTTGTAGAAACCAAAGATGCAGTGGGGGTGTGAGATGGGTGATTATGTAATAACGAAAGTTGCACATGGTTTTCTGATTCGAGAAAACGTGGGCAACAGTTTAATACCGAGGCAATGGGCGTATTCAACGCTGGATGAAGCGCTGGATGGGTTGCGAAAGTTATATGAGGAGCAAGCCAATGACACAAAATAACGATGATGTGAAATTGTTACCGTGTCCGATGTGCAAAGCGGGCGAAACGCATAGCCAAGGTAAATATATTGGTGGCCCTACGATGAGCGGGAAACCGCAGGAACCGTACTCTTGGGAAATAAGACATTGGTGCGAAAATAAAGACGGCAAACTCCCTCGCACCTTTATTACCGTTACTGGCCGCGATGAGAAACAGGCCGTATCCGCTTGGAACACTCGCGCATCCATCCCATCCCCGGCTAATGAGGGTGAAAGGTTAGAAGATGTGGTCGATGAATATCTACATTGGCGAAGAACAAATAAGCACATTAAGGGCGGCGGAAACTATCTAAGCCGTTTGCGTAAAGCCCTAGTTCAAGCAGGCGCATTGCGGCAGGATATGGAGGGTTCGGCTTGCACGGCAGGCGCAGAAACATTCAAGGCTGAATGTAGTAACGAAAGTTCGCCCTCCACCAACCAATCACCAACCAACGAGGCCGGTCATGAGTAACGAGCAATACAAAACTCTCTACAAAGCACAGAAAATCGAACACGAAAAAACGTTGGCGAAGGTAAGAAAATTAGAATCCGAGCGTCGCCTTTGGGCCATGAGTTATGAGGGAGCAATGGCTGATTGCGAAGAATTGTGCGCCGTTATGCGCAAACATCTATTGGCAATGCAACAATTTATGGACTTGAACTTCCCGAAAAGAAAAGGTGTCGATCATGAGTAACGAGCAATGCAGGGCGGAGTTTGAAAAGACATTCCCGAGTTGTAGTTTAAGTGGGTGCATAGGAGCACAGAAAAATTATCGAAAAAGAAAATGAAGAATTCGTAAAAAACAATATTGTTGCGCTAATTCAAGATATAAATTAACTCGCGCATGCATCGTACAGAACTTCCAGCTGACGAAGATAAACGGCTACGTCACCCCACGTCTGCCCCTCAAACGGAGGGCGCTTCGGACAAGTAACACTGCTACTTGCGCAACTCGGCAAGAACGCCAGCAGGGATAGCAGCATGAGTGCATGAATCATTCGCATCGTGTACCACTCGGGTTATGGTTTGGGTTTCGTGTATGATCTGCGGGATGGATTGAATGATAGTCGTGGTTTTTTCGCTATCTGCGGCTTTGTCTAGCACAACCCTTGTATGGTAGCCCGCATAGTACGTTAGCGCTAAAATGGCCAAAAGAATGCCATACTCGATGTATCGTGTATATTGACCGATAAATGCGCTAATTATACCTAACATCCGCTACCTATATCCATGAGTCGCTTTTTAGCTAATTCGAGAAGCCATAAAGCATCGGGGCCATTTGCTTTGCTAGAAGAAAAGTAAAACTTCCCTTCGGCGTCAAACCCCACAACAACCACCTCTGCACATCCCTTAGCAGCGTCTAACACACGCTCAACTGGGTAATCAAGGCGGGTTATGCCATCAAATATTAGAACTTCCGCCACTTCCGCCCTCCATCTTGCCGCGCAGGCCAATCCCAGCCCCGCCACCACCCAACAAGCCGCCAAGGCCTGTACCGTAGCCTATCGCATCAAAATCATGCCTTAAGAATATAACATGAAAACAAGCAAGCCCGAGAAAACATACCACGCCAGCAATAAATAAAATGCGCGCAACGTCATAGCTTTCCCCATCAATTTCGGTCAGGCAATCTTTTAGAAATTTATTCATGTTATCACCATACTACCAGTTTCGGGAAGTATCGACAAAAGGTATTTAAGCGTATCCTTGGAATGGGTGACGCCTTTTTGGTTCGTGTAGGTGGTGCCGTCCTTGGTTTTGCCAGTAAAATAATCAAACGCTGCACCCACCGCTATACACCCCAATAATTGCTGCCAGACGTTCGCGCTATGTACTTCTATAAACGTGCGTCCCGGCACATCCATCAACAGCAAACATTCGCCGTTGTGCGGGCTAAAAAACTTCTTCCAGCGGTATTGATTCTTCGGAATGCATGGATGGTCACCTGTAGGTGGGCGTTCCGTTGTGACGCATAGCTTTTTACCATTAGCGTCCGTCCATACACCAAAGGTTCCGTATTCGTCGGATTGTATGCGGTGTATGTTGATTTCGTTCATGTGCCTAATATCCACGCTTGAATTGCTGTCCACCCGAAAAAGCCAGCCAATGACGCGACTAAGGCGACCACGCTCATTCTGCCAACAGATATTCCGGCCTGTTTTTCTTTCCATAGTTCCAACGCCGCTATTCGGTTGCTGTTTTTTCCAACTTTACCATTCATTTCTTTTTGGTAATCAGCCAATGCGGTGACTTTTTCAGTGGTCACTGTTAAAGTGGTATTTATTTTATACACTTCGTCGCGCGTATCTTCTAAAATGGTGCGAATTTCCTTCACGTTATCCACGAGGAATGATAAAAATTCTTTTCCCTGCGATGTTTCCATAAAGTCCACCTACAACAAACTATTAACAACATGCTCAAGCGTCAATTGGCATGCGCCATTTGTCACCTTTGCCATTATACCAAATTTATAAACACCGTCATCCAGCGCTAACTCAACGCCGTTGCCTGCATAGGGGATGTTGAAGCCATGATAGGAGAACTGTGCAATAACCGTTGCGCCGTAATACATATCGTTCGTTACGAGGTTTTTAGCGAATGGCTGAATAAATAATGCCGGAAGCCCGGAATTTTCAGCGATGCGGCCTGCAATATGCGATGTAGCGCCCTCCCATGCCCAGCTACAGGCAATAATGCTCATTTCGGTAATTTCTGCATAGCTGGTACTGGTCACTAACTTGCCGATTTCGCCAGCATTGCATGGCAGTGTTTGCCGTTTAGCGCCCCACGGCGAGCTAACCGTCACCACTCTGGCACCCTGACCGCCCATGATATTTCCTATATTCCCAGAAACGGGGCTTACAGCACCAAGAAGGGTGCATTTATTGCCTTGGCTGTCGGTTTTTATTGGGTAGCCATCCGACGTGAAATCATAGCGGCTGGAAGGAAGAGAGGAAATAAAATTGATGGTGGGCGTGCCTGCATTCGAAAACATATACACGTAGTAATGCTTGCCGTTTACTAAGGATTGGTTAGCTGTTCCATCCACAAACGCAGTGTTGTTAAAACAGTGCTGGATTACCCCGTTGAACCCTATGCTGTGCACCTCATAAAGCGAAGCAGCCGGATTCCACAACATAATATCGCCGCCCATCCAGCCTTGCGCATGCACGCTTTGGCCGTTATCGGTGTGGGTTAGATAAACATTCAGGGGCATCGTTGCCATTACGCAATCCTTATCGCTGAAATGGTGGAATCTTTGCTGAAGCCAGATTGGTTAAACAATATTTTACCGCTGGTGCTGCTCGTGTCACGTACTGATATGCGCAGGTTGCCTGCTGGCGACTGAATAAAACCAGACAAAGTAACTGTCCTTAGATTATTGGCGCTCTCTCCTGTTTCTGTAGTAGAAGAAATAGTAGTAGTGCCATCGTGTAATTTGATGATATAAGCCGCTGCGCCAGCCGTGTCGGTAATATTCACGCTGCCGCTAACGAACCATGTGCCCGATGTTCCTTGAGCAATGCTCGGCCCATCGAAATAGCTTCCGGTATTGTTAAGAGATACGTCCGCCCCCAGAGAATTGGTAATTGGAGCCATGCTAAAAGTGTTACTGGCGACAGCAAATGTTTTGTTGGTGAGCGTCTGCGCCGTATCGGTGCCAACCATCGTTAGGTTTGCATCCGGCATCGTTACGGTGCGCGTAGTAGCCGTCGTGATGCCACTAGCTTCAAAAGCAATCTGCTTTGTTGCATCGCCGTTATCTTGAATGCGGAATACGTTATCGGCAAATACTGTGGGAGGCTTTACATTTAAGATTTCCCAGCGCGTATTAGCCAAGTTATACCGCAATTCTACCTCAGCATTGGCAGCCGGTATATCGCCCGCCAGCAATGCAGAGCCTCCCTGCTTGGTAATAGTGCGCGCCGTCAATCCATTCGGCGAAAATGTTGGAGTAGTGCTTGTGTTAGCACCAGATGCGCGAAAAGCACAAAGTTGACCATCTACTAGTGCCGTGATGGATGGAGAATAGGTTGCAGTGATGGCATCTACTGTGCCCCCAGCAGCTACCCAGTTTAGCACATCGTCCTGAGCTTGCCCCATGTTGGCGTATTGGTTGCGCGCAGTGCCGGTTCCTACGTTTGTGTGACTGTACCCGCCCATTGGGAGGTTCGCCAGCGCAGGCGACTGCCCATCACGAGTGACGCAATTGCTTAACCCCGTAGCAATGCCATCGGTTTCATTATCCATGCGGTCTGCACGGATGTTAATTCCTGCGTTTTTGTCGCTTGTCCACGAGTATAATCGAGAAAAAACCCCGCTGCCATTATAAGGCATACAATTCTCCTTTACAATTGGTAAAATAGGCGCTATTATCTTTTCCATGCCTAGAAAAGAAATTAACAAGCTGATTATCGGTTCCATTATTGGTAATCTTACAATCCTCACGACAGGGCGTTATGCTCTTTGCAAGTGTCAGTGTGGGAATATTAAGCAAATAAGAAGAGACCATCTTAAGAATTTTAAGATTACTTCTTGCGGTTGTTTGCGAAATAAAAAATCTAGCGAACGAGCGAAAAAGCTTCACGCGGCCAATGCTACTCACAGCATGAGTAAAACTCCGCTCTATGGTATATGGAACGGCATAAAACAAAGATGCTATAATGAGAAAAATCCAGCCTATTCTTACTACGGCGGCAGAGGCATTAAAATGTGCGAACGGTGGCATGATTTTGTAAATTTTTTTGCCGACCTTGGCAAGCCAGAGCCGGGAATGACCCTTGATAGAATTAACACCAGCGGAAATTATGAGCCGTCTAATTGCAGATGGGCCACCAGAAAAGAGCAAATGTTTAATACAAGAAGGAATAAAATAATCGAATACAGGGGGGTGTCCCTTACTATTACCGAATGGGCTATAAAACTTGGAATTTCTCGCAATACTTTTAATGAAAGGTTGCGCACAGGATGGACAATCGAACAAGCTATAGAAACGCCTGTTTTGCGTAAGAGGCGAGCAACCTGAGCCGTTAAAAGCCATTATTGGCCTCCCTGTAATTGTTGTGCACCCGTTTTGGCCGATAAAGCCAATGCTAAAGCCAACGCATTTTCTGGCGTATCTTTAAGATACTGCCGCACAAGCCATGGATTTTGCATTGCAGAATTTGCGCCCCGCGCCAGCCCTATCCCTGCCAAGCCTGCCCCCAAAGCATAAGGCGCAGTGGCCGGATTGAAATATGCGGCAGTACCACCGCCAGCAAGCGCGGAAAGCAGCGCTGTACGCCCGGCTGTGCCCGTATCTGGTATTGTTTCGCGTAACAATGAAACATCGTTGGCAAATTGCCCCATATCACCGCCGCCGCCTCTTGCGATATCGGGGATAGCCATCTTTGCCTGCGTATAAACTGAACCGGGATTGACAACCCCATCCATACGAGCGCCAGTATTTTGTAACTGTTTGGCGATATTTTCGGTAATTTTTAACGCTTGATATTTTTTATCAATATTTGAGAGCTGGCCAGCAACATCCTCACCTGCACCGCGACGGAAAGATTCGTCTAGCACATTTTGCAATTCCCGCACTAAAGGATTAGTGCTTCTGGCTGCCTTCAAATTAATGCGAGCGGCTTGATATTCAGGCCCACTCATAACGTTTTGAGGCGACACGTTTTCCAAAATATTATTGGCCTGCTCTTGCAAAAACTGCCTTCCGCCTGCGTCCGTCTGCTTGCCCAATGCAGCTAGTTTTTCCTGCAATGCTTGCGGCAAATCCCCCATATAAGAAGCGCGGTCCTTCAAAAGCTCAGTATATTGGTTGCCTAAATCCGCCTGCGCATTGCCAAGATTTATCGGCGAAAGCGTATCCATAGGTTCGCCAAATTTACTTGTTAGTGCACGAGTAACTGCCTGCTTTTGTGCATTTTGAGAAGCTGTAGCTCCAGAAAATGGTATATTAGGTAAAACTGAATCTATTGTTTTCAGCACCTTGCTATCGCTTAATTGCGATAATCTTGGCTGAATGCCCTCATCCATTAAGCGCTCGGCGGATGCCTTTACTTCTGGCGATACATTGCCACGCAGCGAGTAGGAAGCCGCGTAAGGAAGCATACCAGCCGCCAACGACCCGGCGGCCTGCGCGTATTCATTGCCGCCAATATCTTTTATTGCAGGCCCAGCCGCGCCAGAAGTGGCACCAGAAGTCATTTGCAGCATAGGCAATTGCGTCATCGCATCACCTACGGCACTTGTTATTGGGCCAGCAGCAGACTTCAATAATCCGCCAGCGCCCATCGTTCCTAAAGCGCCAAGCGTCCCCTCCGTTGCGCCAGAAGCAATGCGCTCGACACTATTTTCTGGCTTAGGAAGCCCTATATCGCTCGCCAATTCATCGGTTTGCGTTCGTAGCGGCCTAACATTGCTGCCAAAAATATTGTTTTCTAGTGCAGCGAGCGGGTCATATGCCAAGCCAACAGTGCCGCCAAACGCATTCAACGCATCCCTACCAGCTAGCCCGAATGAACGCCCTAATTGCTGACCAAAAGAAGGCGCGGGAACGTCATATTGCGCTTCCCAGGGGGCCGCTTTAGGCGTGTCATATTGCGCTTCCCACGGGTTCACTGCGCCCCCCAGCTTTTAGGGTCGTTTGGATTCCCGCCTTTATAAATATGCCCATCAATAACATCCCCAATTTTAGGCATCGGCCTTTTTGCTGGTTGGACGCCCTCGTTTTCAGGCGCGGTTTTCTTGATATTCCCCCAATCTTTAAGCACCGGGTCGCTCCAAATTGATGGCGCTTGCTTTTGCCATTCAGCCTCAACTCTGGACATATCATTTTTATATTTTGGTGCGTTTTCAGAATAGAATTTGGCTTTTTCTTGTGCCAAGTTATTGGTTGCTTTAGCCAAACTAATAATAAATTTATTGGCTTCCGGCCTGTTGCCAAGTTGTGCCTCAATCTCGCGCGCGCGCAAGGCATCCTGATCGGTTTGTGGCCCCTTTTGTTGCATAAGGCGGTCATTAACACGTGTCGAAACAATGCTGCGGAATACTTGAGCAGACCCCGCATTTTTAGTTGCTTCTTCCCCACTAAGACCAAGGCTAGTCAACACATTCGCTGCTTTGGTTTTCGTATCCGTGCCCCAGCCCGTATCGCCAGTAATATCTAATTTTTCGAGTGCCTCTAACTGCTGGTTGCTCGCCCTTGCGTTAGCTCCGGCATCAAGCGTAGGCCTGTATGATTTATCGACAAAATCATTGTTAAGGGCATTTTGCGACGCTCTTTCTATTTCGCTCATTACTGGAATGCCCGGTGCGGACTGCGGATCAAATAGTGAAATTGTTGTCGCTGCTTTTTCTGGTGACATGGGAGCAGTTGTTTGCGCAGCCTGAGGGGCGGGAGTTTTTGCTAAATTGGCTGCTTGGCCACGAGTCATTTTTCTTGTTGTCCCATCTGGCATTGATACGTCTATCAAATCATATCCCGCCTTCGCCGATTCCTGCGCAGCAGTAGCCGCGCTTTGGAACCCTGCGTTTGTTTCTGCCGCGCCGGGAATTGGCGTCACAGTCATGTTCCCGCTATTATCAATATTCGGCATCCCGCCCGAAACGCCTAAATCTTTTGCGCCACTAGCCATTATTAAGCTACGACGAGCAGGCGGTGTAATTCCGATATATCTATCATTAAGCATCTGGTCAGTGTAATGATGCTGGTTGCTGTACATTTGACGGAATAATTCCGGGTCAGTGCCGTAAATCATACTTGCTTGATCTGGCGTCATGCCCTCAAGACCAAGTAACGGCTGCTGCGCTGGCTGCAATGCGGTTGCTAGCTGCTGTCCGGCATTCGGCGGCAAATCTGTCGAGGGTATCGCCTCGTTTGGCTGCGGAGGTGCATAGGCAGCGCCAGTTCCTTGAGAGGTGCCAGTATCGACGCCACCAGAAGGTGTTAGCAGGCTGCCAAGCAATGATGGTGAATTATCCGCTTGCGGCGAAGCGTAGGGAGTCGCCCCAAAAAGCGCCTGCCTAGCGTTCCAGCTATCTATTGCCATTTTATCAGCGGAATCTTGATTTTTCTTATTAATATATGCACCTGCAAGCACCTGAGCCATCTTCCCCAGCCCAACCATAGGGGATTGCGGCACAGCGATGCCGCCCGCAAACTCCGTCTGTGACTGTTCTGAGCCTGCTTTGCTTAAGGCATCAGCCAACGCTTTTGATTGCTCTATTTGACGCTGTTGCGCCATGATAGAAGGATTATTTGGGCCGAAGAAAGAGGCATTTTTAACATTAGCCATTGAGCACCTTCCCGTAATCTACACAGTAGTAACCGTGCATTACGCCGACTGCTTCCGGCATGATTCGCAATACTTCTTGCGCCATAACACCAATCTGATGGGTCACATCGCCAAGGTAGCGATACTCGTAAATATTGATGCCATTTGCCAGCGTACCGCATTTTTTGATCGCGGTTTTTAGGCGCCTGTCTGATGTTATTAATGCCGAACCCAATGCGCCGCCTAAGCCAAACAAGCCGCCCATGCTTGCATTCCGTTGCGCCACCTGATTGCTGTAATTATTAAGCGCGCCTTGGTAATTTTTATAAATGTTGCCAGCCAAATCCGCAGGGGCCGCACCACCATATTGGATGTTTTGGAACGTCGGGTTAGTAACTTGGCTGCCAGAGGTAAGCGCCGCGTATTCATTAAGTGGCGCATTGCGCTGCGTTGAGTATTCCTGAATCGCCTGCTGCCTGCGCGCCAACGCATCATTTTGACCCTGCGTCGCATATTGCTGGCCAGAAAGAATGGCTTGTTGCATAGCATCATTCTTTGCATTATTAAATTGCCGATAAGCATCGTTATACGCTTCGCTGCCCTGCTGAATTCCTTGATTTGACAGTTTTGCATCAAGCGCCTGCTGATCGTGCTCCCATTGCGGCTGTAGCCGCGATAGAACCGCTTGCTGGCCCGTAGATTGCGCGTCCTGCATAGATTGTGCAGTAGGGGCGTCAGGAAGGCCACCATAACTAAATGGAGTTGAAACCGCATTGCTGATTCTACCAAGCTGGTCTAGCCCTAACTGCGCAGTGCCAATATCTCCCTGATTGCTCATATTCAGCAATTTTTGCTGCTCTGGTGACAGCGAGATGGTGCTTGAGAAAGTGGGTGTTCCATCCACATTGCCGGTTTCCTGATACGTCAGGCTACCGTATGGCGTATATTGGTTGACGTTATTCAGGCGCGCGTTAGCTATCGCCGTTTCCTTGTTGACAGCCCCTTGCGCTTGCGCGGTGGCTACTGGGTCCGGTTGTGCCGGAGCCTTTGGCGCGGATTTGCCCATATTATATCCATTTACATTGATGCTTCAAAAGCCCGTAGCTATAGGCATCCGCACCACCAAAATATGCTTTTGGGTGCGTTCCTTCACGCGTATATCCGAGTTTTTTTAGCAAGGTGATTGCCCCTTCGTTATCTGTCCTAATGACGGATTGGACTCTTTCCAGTCCTAACTGGATGAAGGGGTACGCAAAAAATGCTTTTATAGTATGCCGATTGCACCATCTTTTGTCAACGGTATAAATGTGCATATCAATGCAGTGCGGGTGGTAATCTGTGTAAATCACCGCAGCGATAATTTCGCCTTCACGCTCAACGCCAATCGCTACTGCTTTTTCGTCCCAAGCGTCAGGTATGCCAAAAATTCCTTGACTTGCCCATTCGATAAGCTCTCGCTGCCTATCATACACCAGCACTAGAACACACCGCCCGTTTCGTAGGCATAATCGACCGCCTGCCATTGTGCAGCAATGCCAATTGTGCTGCTCTTAATCCGCAAACTAATTGCTGTGCCGACGCCATTCACCGTTTGCCAGCTTTTAAGTATCTGATACGCGCTTCCCCACGGGGTAACATCCCAAGCAGAAACATCCCACAAGCTCGTTGTTGACGAAGAAAAGTTTTGCGGCGCTGTTGGTATTCTATCCTCGTAATCAATGTTTAGTTCTATCGACGGATAAAATATAGCCGTCGCATAAAATATAGCCCGCGCCATGGTTACACGTTTGATTCTGCCGCGCTGCTTGAAATAGGTAAAAGCAGTTTTTACGTCCGTGTTGATTGCGTTGCCGTTATCGTCCGTTCCGGTATCGGCTTTCACCACAACCTGATCGCCGCCATACATAATCATATCATTGTAAATTTCCCAGCATGCCGCATTCCATCCTGTGAATTTAGCCCACGAGCCGTTGATAGTGTTCATCACATATTGATACTGGATGCTGTTTTCTTCCTTCGGCACATTGATAATTAGCTTGTTGCCGATTGGGTACAGTATGGGCTGCCAGCCGAAATGCGATGAATAGTTTTGCACATCGGTGTTAATAAGATTTTGTATCTTATAACTTATAGATTGATCGCTTTGCCTATCTACAAGTACAGCCTGTGAAATAGGATACGCGCCATCCGCGCAAATGATGACAACGTCTGAGTTGACTTTTGCGTAGCATCTGCGGCCTACCGGTCTACCTATGCGAAACATCCCCACCAGCGCCCAAGTTGTTGAGCTGCTGGGGTCGGTGCCTTTATAAAGTGCAATCTCACCTTCGGTAGAAATAAACGCGGCATAATCGTCTATCCCGTTGGCATTATTAATTGTCCAATTGACCATGCAATTTAACGAGCCGCCCAGCTTGAATAGCGAACCAAAATTTATCGAATTTGCCGCGCCACCTACGCTATCAACGGGCAAATACCATATTTTGAATGTATCTTTTTCCACAAACCACAAACGGTTTTTGAACAAATTAACATGCACTAGATTTGTGGTAGTCACTCCGGTAATCGCTGGCGTGCTTGCGCCGTCTACCGCAACCCACGCCGAACCTGTATAAAGTTGCGGCTTATCGACGCCGTTTACCATATATAAGTAACTGCCGCCGGGTGTGGTGATATTTACATGCTGGAACCTGACGCTTGCCAAACCGGTAACGGACGCCGCGCCGACAGCGCCGCCTGCCGTAACATCATAAATACCAGAACCGCTAGCTGCGAACAAATTTTCCGCAGACGGGCTGTGATAAAATGCTAAGGTTTCCACCCAGCCCGGCAATCCTGTCGCGTAATTTTCAGAGCCATTACGAATATCAACGCTGGATGGTTTAGGGAACCAGTTTTCTAATATAGATGCATCGCTTTCCGGCATATCCGCCAACGCATCGCGCGCGTTAAGTCCACCAGTCGGAGCCTGCACAGACGCCGTGGAAATAATGGCTTTGCCCAACTGCGCTTTACGTGCCAAAGCCTGTGTCCGGTATATTGTTGTTGTTAAGAAGACGCAAATTCGTGCTCATCGCGTTCAGCGGCAATGCGCGATTTCCGCTGTTACGTGCTAATTGACGTTGGCATGCCGCGTCATACGCCATGCGCTCCTCGCCATAATCTAGCCCTTTCGCGCGCAAAAACCGCCATTTTAGGCCAAGCACGAAACAATCATCATCTAGCACATAATAATCAGTGTCGGCAGTCCACACATTCTGCGCCGCGCCCGCTTGCGATTGGCACCACGCATTGCTGAAATAGTCAAACGCAATCACATCCGTCGAATTTGTCGGCTGCGGCTGCAAATACATGTAATTGTTGCGTATCCAAAAACGGCGGCGCGGGCCTACCGGACTAATGCCGTATTTTAGAACGTCTTTTTCTTGTGCATCCAGCGGCCCTAAAAGCTGCCAGCGATACGAACCATCCCAAAACGTCTGTTGGATGAAATACTCAAAATCGCTTGGCATGGCATAACCAATTTTGCCAATCGTAAGAGTAGCGCCCGTTGTCGAGGCGGTAGCTGGTCGGTCAAGCGTTATCTGTGTCGATGAGTCGACAGAAACAATTTGAGCCGCATTTGGCAATCCTGTTGCCTGCACGCCCCAAATATCTGCTGCCAGCCCCGACGTTGAGGATATGCCCGTAATAACCGCACTACCGCTGGTAATGTCGCCAGTAAGCCCCGTTACTGCGGAAGTGAGAAACGAATACTCCTTGTATAGCTCCTGCCAGCCGCCGTAACCATTAGCCATTTTACTGAATTCATTAGCTTCACGATTGGCAAGCGCAAGCAATTGGCGCGTTTGGTCATCATTCGCACCAATAACCAAAGACGGGGGCGTCGCCCCTATCTCATTGCAGGCGGACTGCACCAACTCCAAAAATGTGGATTTGGCTGCTGTATTGATATTTGCCATAGCATAAATCCTTCGCTAGAATTTATGCGCTCAATATCGCAATCCAACGTGTCGATGATACTTTACGGAAAATAGCGGCCTTGTTGGCAGCAACAGAAAACGCTGCGTTTGCTGCACCGCTACCGATACCTTCACCTGTCTGACCATAAACAGACAACGTGTTTGCACCGTAGTTGCCAACCGTAATTTCATCGCCAATCGCACTGACAGGCAATTGAACGCCTGTTGAAGATGCCGTAGTGGTCACTTCATTAACGTCTGCCGAAAGAAGCAATGCTGTTGCCTGCGTCGAGCCGGTGGCGGTTAATGCTGTGCCGCATGTGCCGGAAATTGATGTGGAGGCCATAGCCGATAGGCCGCTGCCCATTAATGATTTAATTTGCACCATAAATACCCCTATGCTGTCTTGCGAGGTCTGCCGCGCGGCCTGCTTTCCTCAGTTGTCGCTTCCTCTTCTTCGCCTGCTGGTGCAAGTAATTGCATGCGTAATGCTTGATTGTCCGCTTCTAATTGCTCTAAACGAGCCATTAGCTTAGTAATTTCGCTGTTACCGCTTGCGCTTTTAAGCCAAGCGTCTGCCTTATCGCGCAACTGACGCGCGCCTAAAAATGATAAAGCATTGTCAGGCAATGCCGCCAATTGCTCTACCGTGTAAATATTTAGCGCCTTCAAATCCATCGCCTGCGCCTTGCTGATGGGCGGCCATTCGGTAATATCCGTGCCTTCAGGAGCTTGTTTCTGGCTGTTTTGAAATTGCTTCCATTGCACAGGGAACCGCTCAGGGTCACTGGGATATTGCCCATTTGTTTCAAAAATAACAGGTCTGTCCATAATTTTGGTTTTATCGCCAGCAAAACGCATGCGGATAAATGGCACATTATCATGCACCAAGCGACCTTGCTTTGCTGATTCTGCCTCGTTGACAATTGGCCGATAATCAAATTCAGCAATGACATTTTTATCGCTGCCATAGCTTACCGCGTAATCATTCATGCCGTTTTGAATCAACGTGGCTGGTGCAAAATCCATAAATACCTGCGTTAAAGTTTACCGACTCAGTTATACAACAACGGCGCGAGCCAATCAACATATTGTTTGTGTAAAATGCTTTATAATCACATCCGCCGTATCATCTTCCCAAACCATCACCCCGTTATCGCTTAATTGCGAGCCGCGCGGCAGGCCAACGCGGGCCATAAACTCCTCATTAACGCACGTATGCCCATCCGTTACCGGCCTGAATATCATATATTTCGCATCGCACAGCATGGCCAAAATCATCGGGCCGTTAGATATGCCGAGGTTGCAAACCGCTTTTTGATATAAAGCAGCCCTGAAATCTATATCCCACGCCACCACATCCGTTGTTGTTTCTGTATCCTCAACTATTACCACGCCATAACTCATTGCTCGAATAGCATCCGCCGCCTTCATCCATTCATCGCGTTTAGAATTTCTTTCCGGCCAATACGGCGCTTCACGCAAAGTGATGGTCACAAATTTGCTGCCATATAGCTTATTAACCTTATCTTTCGCAGCCTTGGTAGCTGTTAGCGGGCGCTCTATGCCGTTTGTAATGTGCTGCATGCCGTAATGCGGTACGGGGTTATTGACCTCCCATCCTTCAGGAAAAACTGGCCCATCCACCGCCTGCCGGTGCGCTAAAACGCTTACGTTGCGCACCGAAGGCAACAAATTGCATGCAGGCACACACACGCGCCAAAGCATACTTTTACGCGTTTCTACATCTGGCGGCAAATTATCGTCCCTAAACCCACCATTCGGGCCGGGTGCAAATACAATATTTATGCCCGTGTAATTATTTTTCTTACGATACTCTTCCGCTGCGGCCAAAAATGTGATAAACTCATAAGTTGGCGGGCTTGATGCTAGGTCATAAACGGCTGTGAATTCATTGCAGGCCATGCCTTTGGCCACATCCGGCAATAATCCTGTGCCGTGAATAGAAAACTCGCAGCCATCCTGCACCAAAAGCGGCATGAGCTGCTTAAACTCTTCCACCTGCGTTACCATCCATGCGGCCGCTTCATATTCTTTTCCATCGCAGACAACCTGCAATACGCGCTCGCCATCATTTAGTGGCTGCGCATACGCATGATGGTTCCCACCGGCATACGAGCTGTCCAATCCGTACAAATGGAACTTTCTGAAACCCATCAAATACGCAATAACTATCGCTTTCAGGCCGACAGACGAGCCGCCAGCAACCAGCATCCCATCGCACAATTCTTGCGCTTCCAACGAATTCCATAAGGTCACATCACCAATATGCGTTGATTTATGGCACTGCGTCGCGTATAATTTTTTCCCCTCCGGAGGCACAAAAGCTGCGTTATCAGGCCTTGCGTCCACCATCACGTGATAATCAAACCTTGGCAAAAGTCGCCAACTGTTGTTGGTTGCGAATATCGTGTAATGATTCGGTATATACTCGCCAGCAAGTGACGGGCCTCCGCCTACTATAGCTGCTATACCGTCATGTGGTTCGCTTTTTTCTAAAAACGGCAACCCTGATTGCAGGGCGTACATAATGTTTTCAATCAGCACGTCATTAGACGTATTCCCCACATTTTTAAGCTCTAAAGCGCTGCCGCCGTTGATTTTATAAATATGCTCTGGCCATCCATTATAATTAGCCGGGGATTCCGCGCAGCGTATTACTTTAGCTTTTTGTGGGAAAATATCAGCGCATAGCGCATAATCAGTAAAAATATGCGGATAAATATCATCTAACATCTCGGGCTTACTACCTTTGCGCCATATGGCAACATTCCCGGCTTTGGTTTTCCCATAATCGCCCGCATAAGCAAACAATTCATCCAGCGGGCCGGTAATCAGCGTATCAATGTGAAAATAAATAAAAGTTTCGTTAATGCCGCCTTTTGGCAGCGCAGCAAAATTCACTGTGTCGCTATACGGCAAACATTCTATAGATGCATGAATGTCGGTAGCGTCATCCGTCAAGCAAATATATTCATGCTGATCCGGGTGATTCCTCGCAATCATGTTGCATAATATATTGACGTTTTCTGCTGTTCTGTTTGGCGGTTTTGCACAAATAATAGTTGCCATTAGTTACGCTTCATTGTTGGGGTTTCCAGTGCCTTAGATATTTCCCAGCCAGCCCTAATTCTATTTTCTAAAACTTTTCTTTTCAAGTTTTTTAATTCTGCCCATTCGGCCATGGGTCGTTTTTCGCCATTGTATTCAAGATATTTAGTGTTTCGCCGGTTTCTATTTTGCGTTTTACTGTCAGCCCATCGGCAATTTCCCGGCGAATAATCTCCATTAACATCAATTCTATCGATAGTCATTCCCTTAGGTTTCTCTCCCATATCGGCGTAGAAATTTATAAAATCATGCCAGCGATCACAAAGTTTGATCCCGCGACCTCCGTAATTTTGATACAAATTGCTTTGCTGATTGTTGCACCTTGCCTTCATTGCTGCCCAGCATGTGTATGTTGCAGTTCTTTCCATCCCATGGCTTCTGGCTCTTGGGAATCAAGTTCTCAACCCATCCAGAAATTAATCCACCCGCCGAATCCTTAACCTCAACCCCACCCACATCAGTTACCGTTAGCAGATCATCCAAACCTATCAGCTTTGCCTTCACTTTGGCAGATGCGTCCATTGCAGCGTGGCTGAACAGCGATCCCAGATTTCCAATCAAGACGAAAGGTGCGCCTTGAAATGAAAGCTGATTAACCGCCTTGTCCAGCCCAGAGACTGTTCCAGCGAGAGAAACAAAAACTGAAAACTTAAATTCACCCTGCGGAGCAATTTGCCCAACCTTCCATGTGTTGGGCAACCCAGAAATGGCTTCTGTCTGTAAATGGCAATGAGTTGCTTCGGCAATCTTGTTCAGCAGAGTATTTGTATTTAGACGATAAATTATAGTCTGCTCTTTCTTCAGTAGACGGCGTTCGCATAATTTCGGTTCTGATGTGCATATGCCTACATGCTCATTATCGTGAAAAATAACATTCATGTAACAGCCGCCTGATTTACCGCATGGCAAAGCCGATGCAAGATTGTCTGTTATCTGCAATAGCGATTTTGGAAAATCTCCCCATTCCGCAAGAACGCCATGCAATCCTTGCAGTTCACAAAGATTATGCCATGGCTGCGATGGAAGCATCCTCACGTTCT